TTGATAATAAAGGAAAAAGCTATGCCAATCGGACCAAACGGAGAACCATTACCCTACCCACCCGGTATGGGAGCAGGGCCCGGACCTGACGTACCACCTATGGGTGGACAACAGCAAATGCCCCCTATAGAGGCTGTAGTAGCCCGTATACAGGAGTTACAGGCTGAATTACAGCAATTAGTGGCCCTAGCAGAGCAGATGGGAGCTGGACAAGGGCCTCCCCCCATGCCACAAGGCCCTCCGCAGGGTATGCCACCGGGATTACTTGCGTGAGAACCGCTAAACAGGAAGCCTTTGTAGAGGAATACTGTAAGAGTGGTAATGCCGCCCAGTCAGCTATTAAGGCTGGCTATTCGGAGAAGGTAGCCAAGCAGAAGGGTTATTTGCTCAAAGAGCAGTTTGCTCGAGAGATTGAGGAAAGGACCAAGAAGATGCTACAGGACTGTGTACCCGGAGCTCTGGCTCAACTACAGAACCTCTCCAGTACGGCTATTAGCGAAGCCGTGAGGTTGGGAGCTGTAAAGGATATCCTAGACAGGGCTGGTTACAAGCCTGTAGAGAGGGTGGATCAGACCATCTCTCACGCTGAGATGTCAAACGAAGAGCTTATGAAGGAGTTGAAAGCCCTTACAGGCTCTACAGAGATTGAAGAAATACCCGAACTGGTGAACTGATGGGTTTGTTGGACCTAAAGACTGATCTTGGACTACTTGGGCCTGTAACTGGGTTTATAACTGACATAAAGCCAAAGAAGCGCGAGTACATTGCAGACACTGTGGACTTAGATCGGTTGATAGACGCTGAAACAGACACTATAGGAGGTAGAACATCCTCTCAGGGTGCTTATGGATTTGCACAGTTCATGCCTTCGACATGGAGAAACCTAGAGAAAGACTCTGAGGTAACGGGGGTGGATATACCTGATGAGATCAAGGGAAAGGGCTTTAAGGAAGTTATGGATGATATAGGCTCTGCAAAGATAGCCGCTAGGACCTATTTAAGAATGCTAGAAAGGTATCTTGAGCGCAGAGGTCTGCCTGTAACCGTGAGAAACATTCTAGGTTCGTACAATGTAGGGCCTACCCTGTATGCAAGCAGGCTAAGGAGAAAAGGTGAGGTGCCATTCCATTTATGGGACAGGTGGATTTCTGTTGGTGAGAGGAACAAATAATGCCAATCCAACCATGTAAGCTACCTAACGGTAAAAAAGGATACAAATGGGGAAAGAAGGGAAAATGCTATGCAAGTAAGTCCGCAGCCCAGCGTCAAGCCGCAGCTATCAAGATTAGCCAGAAGCGAGCTGGAAAAAGCGGTAGGCATAGCTAAGGAATTACGACAAAGAGAAAGATACAACAGGATAGATGCTTATGACCCCTATCCTTATCAATTAGCCTTTCACGAAACAGGCTCTCTGGCTAATCAGAGGCTTTTAATGGCTGCTAACCGCATAGGCAAGAGTTACTGCGGTAGTATGGAAATGTCCTACCACTTAACAGGGATATACCCTGACTGGTGGAAGGGAAGAAGGTTCAGACAGCCTATTGTGGGATGGGCTGGTGGTGTTTCTAACGAAACGACTAGAGATATTGTTCAATTCGAGTTATTGGGTTCCCCAGATGACCCGGAAGCGTTTGGTTCCGGTACTGTACCGAAAAAGCACATAATAAAGACCGAACGGAAGCCCGGAGTCCCTAACGCCAAATCGGTCGCCCTAATCAGGCACGTTAGCGGTGGGAACTCGTCTTTATTCTTCAAAGCCTACGAAATGGGCGTTGAGAAGTGGCAGGGACGTAGTGTTGACGTTATTTGGCTGGACGAGGAGCCAAGCAGGGACATCTATTCCCAAGCTGTAACCAGAACCCTTGATAGAAAGGGTATGGTTTACATGACCTTCACCCCTGAGAATGGCATGACAGAGACGGTTGCTTCTTTTATGAACAACCTTAAACCGGGACAGTCCCTGAATAACGCCACTTGGGACGACGCTTCTGAGAAAGTCCTCTCCATGAAGGGAGAAAGGGGGCATCTCAACGAAGCGGTCATGGAGCAGATTCTATCTTCCTATGCACCGCATGAAAGAGAGATGCGGCGGTACGGAAGACCCTCTATAGGGAGTGGTTTAGTTTTCCCTATCAATGAGGAGAAGTTAATGATAGACCCCATTACTATTCCAAGTCATTGGCCTAGGATATGTGGAATAGATTTTGGATTCGATCATCCAACAGCATGTGTATGGCTTGCATGGGATCGAGACGAGGATGAGTACTATGTATATGACTGTTACAGGCAAGCAAAGGCCTCACCCGCCATCCATGCAAGTGTTATTCGTACTAGACCGAACTTTATCCCCATATCTTGGCCCCATGACGGCAATAGACGAGATTCTATGGGTAATCCCGGTCTGGCTGACCAGTATAGGAGCCTAGGATGCAACATGCTTCCTTTTCACTTTGAAAACCCACCCGCTTTAGGTGAGAAGAAGGGAGGAAACTCCATAGAGGAGGGGATCATGGCTCTTCTACAGAGGATGGAAGCTGGGAAATTCCACGTATTCTCTACGTTAGGAGACTGGTGGGAAGAATTTAGGATGTACCACAGGAAGGAGGGCAAAATCGTACCTCTTCGAGATGATCTAATGAGTGCCACACGTTATGGCGCAATGTCAATGAGGTTTGCTGTTTCTGGAGATGATCCAACATGGACAAAAGACCTAGAGTATAAAAATTATGGTATCGTTTAATGGCTGATAGATATACTGATGAAGAACTGGTAACTAGGATTCGGGGAGAAATCACCGGATCGCTTGGTTACATGGGAGATACGATTTCCCAGCAAAGAGAGCAGGCTATGCAGTATTACTATGGCCTTCCCTTCGGTAACGAGGTAGACGGGCGTTCTCAGTACGTAGATTCCACCGTTCAGGACACCATAGAGTGGATCAAACCCTCCCTAATGAGGGTATTTGCTTCTGGTGATGAGATGGTCAAATTTACCCCTCACGGTCCAGAAGATGTGGCTATGGCTGAACAGGCCACAGATTACGTGAACTACGTATTTACTAAGGACAATCCCGGGTTTGAGATTCTCTACTCTTGGTTTACAGACGCATTACTATCTAAAAACGGTATCGTCAAGGTATGGTGGGACGAGACTGAAACATCCGTTAGAGAGGAGTATTACGACCTTACGGACATAGAAATAGAGTCCGTCATCTCTGATGACGATGTAGAAGTGGTCCAGCACACTGAAGAAGAGCGTCAGGTCGAGTCTGAGATAGGTGAAGTAGTCGAAGTCAGGCACGATGTTGTTGTAAAGAGAAAACAGCGTGAGGGTAAGATAAAAATAGAGAACGTGCCTCCCTCTGAGTTCCTGATTGCTCGGGAATCCAAGGACATACAGGAATCTAGATTCGTCTGCCACAGAGTCTTGAAAACACTGTCCGATCTAAGAGAAATGTATCCTGATGAGGACTTAGACTCGGAAGAACTTGGTGGTGGAGACGAGGAGATGTCCGACTTCTCTGGGGAGCGTCTCGAGCGGTATGCTTTTGACAAGTCCGCTCAGTATTGGGAGGGCTGGGGAGATACTGACATAGGCGAGGAGGAGTTAAGGACCTACTGGCTGCATGAGTGTTTTCTGAAGACCGACTTTGATGACGACGGCATTGCAGAGCTCAGAAGGATCGTCATGGTCGGTAATAAGATTCTGGAGAACGACGAAGTAGATGTAATTCCCTTTGTGTCTATCACGCCAGTAAAGATACCTCATAAATTCTTCGGCTTATCGGTAGCTGACCTCGTAATGGACCTCCAGTTGATGAAGTCCACGTTGATGCGAAACCTCATGGATAATATGTATAACCAGAACTTCGGTCGTTATGCAGTCCTTGAGGGTCAAGCTAACCTTGATGATTTGCTCACACAAAGACCGGGCGGGGTGGTTAGAGTAAAATCCCCCAACGCCGTTACCCCTCTAGCCACACCCTCCCTTGAACCTTACTCCTTCCAGATGCTTGAGTACTTGGATGGTGTAAGAGAGTCCAGAGCTGGCGTCTCTAGGATGTCTCAGGGCATGAATGAAAACGCCCTAACCTCTCACACCACAGCTACCGCTGTAAACGCAGTAATGACTGCTGCTCAAAGCAGGGTAGAGCTTATTGCTCGTAACTTCGCTGAGACTGGCGTTAAGGACTTGATGCTCTCCATCTACAAGCTCCTGTACAAAAACCAAGATAAGGAGCGCATGATTATGCTAAGGAACGAATGGGTCCCGGTTCGTCCTGACGTGTGGAAAGACAGCTACGATTGTAGCGTAAGTGTGGCCCTAGGGACTGGGAATAAAGACCAGCAAATGGCCCATCTGTCCCAAATGCTCTCCTTTGCGGGAGACGCTATGAAGGGAGGGCTTCCCATTGTAAGTATGCAGAACATCTACAATCTAGGGTCCGCTTTAATAAAAACAATGGGCTTTCAGAACGTCAGCGACTTCCTAACAGACCCATCCCAAATCCCCCCACAACCAGAAGAGCCGAGTGAGGCGGAAATGGAGATGGAGGTTAAGAGTAAGGAGCTAGACATAAAGGCTGCGGAGCTTCAGCTAAAACAACAGAAGATTCAGCAGGAATACCAGAAACTTGCTGTTGATTCTCAACTCAAACAACAGGAAATTAACATTGAGCGCGAACAGAAACGCGCCGTAGCTATAGGAGCCACATGACACCAGAAGAACGGGAACGAAGGGCGCAATCGCTCATAAACGACCCATTGTTGAATGAAGCATTCGATGTACTGAAAGAAGATTTAATGAACCGATGGAACCATAGTGGTTCGACAGATTTGGAAGCCAGAGAGTCTATCTGGCTTGCAATGCGACTGCTTGACCGTATTCGCGGCCATATAAACTCCATAGTTGAAACTGGACACATGGCCGAGATAATGAGCAAGCAACACCCACATATCTGATAGAGGAATTTAATTATGGCGGACACGCAAACTGCCCCGCATCCGGCTACACAGCCAGCCCCGGCTCCGGGGGGAAGCATTACCGAAGCGCAAGAAGCATTACTTGGGATAATGGACTCAGACGGGGAAATCCCAGAGGAGAAACTAGAAGCCGAGGAAGCACAACCTACCGAAGAAGAAGAGTCTCAACCCGAAGAGGAAGACGAATCATTTGAGGAGGAATCCGAAGAGGAAGACGAATCTATAGAAGATGAGGAAGAATCTGAGGAGTCTGACGAAATTGAGGAGGACGAAGAAGAACCTTTATTTCCAGTCATGGTAAATGGCGAAGAAGTAGAAGTCACCTACGACGAACTCCTAAGCGGTTATTCAAGGCAGTCAGATTATACTCGAAAAACACAAGAGGTTTCTGAACAACGAAAGGAATTCGAGGCTATGAAGCAAAACATAGCACAGGAATACCAACAGATTCAGGCCGAAAGACAGCAGTACGTTCAAAACCTACAGTCCTTAATGGAAGGTTCGATGTCAGGCCTCGACAAGTTTGCCGAGGTTAATTGGGAACTCCTAAAAGAAACGGACCCCATAGAATTCGTAACCAAGAAAGAGGAATTCCGAGACGCACAGGAGAAGATACAGCGCCTGCAGCAAGAACAGTATACAGCCAGTCAGCGTCAAGCTGCCCAGTCTCGTTATGAGATGGCGCAACTCAAGGCGCAGGAAGAGGAGGCTCTAGTCAAGGCGCTTCCTGACTGGGGAGATTCTGAAAAGCAGCAGAAACTAGCTAGTAGTCTCCGTTCCTATGGCTTGGAAAACGGCTTTACCGAAGAGGAGCTCTCCTCCTTAGTAGACCATCGCTCTATACTTGTGCTACACAAGGCCCAGAAGTACGACATGCTTCAAAATACAGACGTAAAGTCCAAGAAGTTGAAGGGAAAGCCTAGGGTGGTACGGTCAGGCGTTGGTGTATCTAGGGGGGCAACAGGTAAGAAGCAACGTGCCGCTCAAATGAAACGACTTCGGCAGTCAGGTCGTGTCGATGATGCGACTGCATTGCTAGAGGATTTTGTAGACTTTTAACTAAAGGAGGGAAATGCTATGGCAGTTCCTACGAATACTAGGGA